CGAAAGAGCTACCTCAATCGATCCTCAACTGGCTCTCTAGGCACTTGCAGAGAGAGCTCCCAACCCGCATAGTCTTTCGACTACCGGCCTTCGGCCGACTTCCCTAGTCTCCAACTGAGTTCCTGAGGTCCCCCTGCCTTGTCAAAGGCCGCCTGTAATCGCCCCAATCGGAGCGGTAACATACAGGTCATTGCGGAGGAGAGATCCGAAATAGAGTTGGTAGTAAGAGTCACGGCTCAACTGGCCACAATCAGTACTAACATGACATCCTTGGAGAAAACCCACTAATCAGCACCATCAAACCCCGTACGGGCCCGGTGGCATCAATGACGGAGGTGTGGGGACAATAAACCTCAACCTTACGTAATTGAGACACTCGCTGTGAGGGACCATCCTAGGATGATCAGGACCCCACTTAGGATAGTTGGCAAAACCGGCCGGACCGAATTCGAGGTTAAACCAGTCAAGAACTGGTTTTGACCAAGAAAACTTCCAACTAACTACCTTAACGAATTTCTTACAACTACGTTTAGACGAGATCAGGGGGGGGAGGGGAGGTCGTCCTCGGCGGCGAATAGATTTCGTCTGTGGACCAGGGAAGACTTCTACTGATTTTCGACATCCGCCAGTAAGGGAATTTTCCCAAACAGGTCTACTATCGAAAACAAGAGGCTTACCAGTCCAATAGGCTAATCTACGCCGTTCTGCTTCTGAGTGTGCTTCGTCAACAATTTTGAACAGATCCTCACGGGGAGCATCCGTAACGATGACTTCATCGGCACGTGAAACCCCAGTTAAGATAGGTGGTACAGGGGTAGACCCCCGCCACCTTCGAAACCAAGATCTCTTCATAAGCCCTGAGACAACATATCGGGGAACGTTAGCCACGCAAAAGTCCCGTAGGACGATTTCGTGCCGGGCTAGAACCGACACAGCGTACTGTCGTACACTATGACGCATTTCTTTTGTTCCTTTCCATACCTCCCCGAGGAGATCGACGCAGTCATTCCTGAAGGGCCGAAGGAAAGAGAGACAGTGACGAGGGACGCAGGTAGAAGAAGGTACGTGGTAAGGCTGACTATTAAGGTCGAGCCAGGTTTCAGAGAAACCGGTCTTTTGGCGATTGACTACAAGTCCAAAGGTTGAAGTAACTTTTTCCCAAAGAGAGAAAAAGTTCCTATCTCCAGCGAACATGCAATCATCACCATTAAACCTACCTACCCTCCTCTTCCCCGCGCCCCAAGTTAAGTCACAGCAAATGTCGTAGCAAGCCTTGTTGATGAGGCAGAGTATAGGGAAACTCATGAGATTCCCCATCATCTGCTTCCTTGTCAATAATGTTTTAGTCTTACGAGACTTAGACATCAAATGAAGGTCGCCCACTGCTGCTAACATAATCCCTCTTTCCTCGCAGGTCAAATCTTCACACTCAGCTAAAACCGACGTAACCGCCTCAGTTACCCAAGGCAATATGTTATCGGTCGCCGCAGAATAATCGCCGGAGATAAAAGCTTCTCCTTTGCCTACATCTGCAACAATAGCTGCGAAGTCTGACTTTAAAACGTCTCCTCGTACACACCAGCCGAACGAAGTAATATGATCATAGAGTGCTTCGTGAACGGGAACTAAAACCCGTTTAACACGTGCACTCTGCATCGTAACTACCCTAAGCTTACCCTTTTGTTTGGCAACGCCAACTCTGAGCTCGGAAATGTCTCCTTTGAGATCAGCCCGGACAGTGATAGTGCCGCCATTAATTCGGGTTTGCTCTATGCTGCCGTTCTGGTCAGTGTACCCCCCCCACTCAGTTTCAC